TGGATCGGTTGCGGGAGAAATCTAATTTTAGATTTGTTCAATATTTGTGCCACTTCAAGAGCATTGACGGGCACCTCTGGAACGGTATCCCACTTGCGGTCACCTGGTCCCGATATGTGTGCCTCCATGCAGGTTTTATGAATGGCCGTCTTGCGGTGTGTCGAAATGTTCTTGCGGGTTACGGTTCGGCCGCACTCGCATAGCATCTTGGGAAGTGATCCGTCGCATATTTGAATTGGTGGAAGTTGAAATTGCATTTCTCTTTACTGATTATACTACTTACTAAGGGGATGTCTTTAAGTCCTAAACTTTGGTAAGTTAAATTGTCGGTTGGTCTATTCATCAAAAATCGGCTCTTCATCTTCTTCAAGTTGGAAGACATATCTGTAATAAGGTTCGTCCACTTCGTAGAGGATTTTCATGAGGGGTATTTTTTTGGGAAAATCGAACATATGTCCTAATTTTGTTCGCTTTTTAATCGCTCCAAGATATTTTTTCATGGCTGTACCCATCTCGGTAATTGTGAAGTTTGGCGACATGAAATTCTTACGAGCATACTCAACACCCATTTTATGTAACGTCGTTGAAGAAATTTTCTGCTCGATAAACGTCATGGGTTCTTTGTAGAGCATTGCAATAAACGGTTTGCGGTCTTCGAAAATTAGCTCCTTTTTGTACTGGGTTACGGGCGCCGCCTGGCCTTGGCCAATACGGAATTGTGGAACATTTTCGAGATCTACTTGCTGATAAGTTTTGAAGAATTCAAACAATTGCTGGACCTTAATCGGGTCATTAATTTCTTCATAAAATGCAATTGAGTCGTCACTCGATAACCGCTCTTCAACGCATCGAATAAAGTTAAGTCTGCGATCGGTCTCGTCGGTTTTGAAGCAGTGCTCGTTGTTAGTTGTAAACATATAGTTGGACTGATCAGAGACGGTTATCGCGTCGACGCCCTTTTTCTCGAGACTACACTCGGTTCTGGTGACCACATTTTTCAGGAAATCGGTCATTTCTTTTGCTTTGCTGCAGACTTCGTCGCCATATATAAATATTTTATTGCATAGGTGAGCATTAAAGTCCTTGGTGATGTCTTTGATCGACTGCAGTTGTCCAGTGTATTTCTTGCCAATTATGGATTTGATGCCGTCCACCAAGCAATTTTTGCCGACCCCGCCAAGTTTGGAATACAATACCATGGCGATCCCGCTCTTTTCCCAAGGCCTTTGGACCATATGTGCAATCCAGCACTTGAAGAATTCATAAATCTCGGGTTCTTGGCAGTGCTTCTTTAGTAGCTGCAGGAAATGGCTCTCGTTCTCGTTGATTGCGGGCTGGCCTTTATCGTTGCTGAAGCCCGTAAACAGATTGTAATTTTTTGGGTTAAATTTGGACGGATTTGTTTCGAAGACCATCTTAGTATAAACTCGGTGGTCGTAGTCGTCCTGCCAAAAGTTCACAAATGGTAACCGTTTGCCGCCCATTTTAATGTCTGGAAAATCTCGGTTGCCTCTGCAATACAGTTGGAGTTGTTTCTCATTGTAAAACCAGATTTCACTGGAGTCATCTGCTGCGTCAATATTCACGTAGCGGAGCGGCGCCTCGAGCTTAAATATTTTCTGCTCTAAGACTGCTTTGGCTTTCTTGTACTTTGTAGTCTGTCTTATCTCGTCAGGATCCATTATCAAACCAAGTTCCTCTTGGTCGTCAAGGTATTTCTGAGCCTCAGGGTTGACCAAACTGATATTGTATTTTGTGACAAATTCTGCATGTTTTTGAGGGTCCGACTCCTTTGCAAGTTTATGCAGGTAAAAGATTTCCTTGTCACCCTTAGAATTCTCCCAAAAGTTAAGTTTTTCTTTGTCCAAGTTAAGACCATTATTCTTGCAAAAAAGTAGCCAGTCGCCTTCAACCAAACCGTTGGCTTTCATCGCATCGCAAATGCATTGCCATCTATTTCGTCCATCTTTTTTGCTGCATGTTATAAGGCTCATCAGTTCACGTGTCTGATCAACATCGTTGCTGTAAGAATAAACCTCGGTCTCGGTGGATGAAATGGACAATTCTGCAACGGTCGACTTTATTTTTTTGTTTGAAATTTTAACATCATTTAAGGTTTGCATGACATATTTGCTGATGTCAAAATTTAGATTTGTTTGTCCAATGTTGAAGATTTCAGTTCCGATAGGAAGGTAAGACCATTGACCGTCCAACAGTTCCACATCTTGTGGAATATCGCTTTCAACATCATTGATTAGTTTTGGGTTGCGTTTTGATGCTGATTTGAAGTCTGATGTGAAGATTATATGAGCACCAAATGATTTAGTTGCCGATTTGTAATAAGGATGGGTCTTGAATAAGTCGGAGTAGTCTTGGTGGTATTTGGGGCAGTCAAGGTCGATATGTTTCAGTGTATCGGTCTTCATTGCAATATGGGTGAATTGTTTGCTCCAAACTGGATCGAGCATGAGTTCCTGCCTTGCCAAAATCTGGTCTGGGGTAAACCTGTCCCAGTCACTTTGAGTGGGCATAAAGTCGTCGTATGATTCTCCGGTCTTTTTGCTTTTCTTTTGTCCTTGGAAGTACAGCGGATGCCCTTCGTAAATGGATTTGCCTTCTTTATCACGTCCTTTCCAAATCCTAATTGATTTGAGGTCCTTTGCCATCTTGATTTCGCCGTGCTCGATTTTGTCCGTTGGCTTAACCTCGAGTTTGATCGGAAACCAATGAGTCTCCACACCATGTTGGCTATGAAACGATTTCATGGTGTTGTAAAAGTCGGTCATCTTGGTTTGGCTAATTTTAGGCTGAGTGGACATTCTTTTTTGTATGATATGATAATAAATTTCGGTTTAAGTTGATTTTTACTTTTGTCAGTTTAATTAATTAGAGGCTGGACGTTAAGCCTTTCCGAGACCATGCACCCCCTACACCAGACCCTACATTTTTCAAAATGAGACCATTTGCATAAGGATTCCGTCGTTGCGGAGTTTTATTATGCTCTGTATACTACTATATTTTACTAAAGATGAATAGATGTATAGTATGTATAGTTGAAAATGAAATTGGTTGAAAAAATAAAAAATAATAAAAACTGAATTATATAAAAGGATTTGAAAATTATTTTTTCATCTGCATACACCCTTTTTTTGAGACCATAAATTAAGCAATCCCGACCAACCCACGGCGGGGGCTTATGCAGAATGGTCAGGGGTGACGGGCACACCAGAAAAATCGTGTAAAAATAGCAATTCGATGGAAGCCATGCACCAAATTTTGAATCTACCCCAGCCAAATTTACACATATTAATAAGTTAGCTTAAAGATATAATATTTAGGGATATTATATAATATGAGTGAAATTAACCCCGAGGTAGCCCTACGGTATTATAAAGCACATTTGAAAGCGGTCTCAGAGTACCAGCTACGCAATCCTGATAAGATGCGAGCGAAGGCGAACAATTATAACGCTAAAATCAAAGCCACAAACCCCGCCAAATACGAGGCAAACTTGACCAAGAAGAAGGCTTATTATGACAATGTTCGTAAGCCCAAGATAGCAGCGGCTAAGGCAGCAGCATTGGCAGAGCCGCAGAATGAGATTATTAGAGACGACTCAAATGAGCTTAAATAGATATCTATAGTAAGGGTATATACAAATGCCCGATTACAGTAAAGCAGTTATATATCGCATCATAAATCGCGAGACAGGTGAGAATCTGTATGTTGGGTCGACTTGTAATTATAAAAGGCGCATGAGCGATCATAAGTCGTACTGTAATAATCCAAATTCACCAAGTTATAATCTTCCTATCTATCAGCACATCCGCGAGCTGGGTGGCTGGAATATGGTGCGCCACGTAATGATAGAAGAATTTAGGGAGTGCCAAAATAAATTGCAGTTGGTCAAGCGAGAGCAGGACCATATAGATCAGTATAATGGCACCAAAAATGCAATTAGATCATATAGAACAATTGAACAACGGAATGAGCAAATAAAGCAATATTACAGTGATAATAAAGCAGCCATTAACGAGCAGCATAAGCAATATCGCAACGAGAATGCAGCAGCAATCAAAGAGCGAATGAAGCAATATTACATCGACAATAAAGCAGCAATCAAAGAGCAAAAGAAGCAGTACCGTCTCAAGAAAAAGCAAGACCAGGCCTAATTTAGCACCAAAAATCAAACCCTACACCGCATTTTTCAGTGCGACTCATAAATGGATCACCAAAGAAGCAGCCTGCTGAGCATATTAGGGCTAAATGGATTAGTCCTCCAATTTCCCGGTATGTTACCAGATCTCACTAAATAATTATGCCGTCTGTCCTCATTACTATGTTTCGTGTAGTCCTCGTAGTACATTTGCCCGAAATGGATCCATCGCTTATTTACGGGGTCAAAAATCATATATTTTTTAGCAGGTCTTGTCGAGCGGTACACTTTGGTTCCATAGAATTTTTTAGCTCGGTTGGCAACCTCCCTCGGGTTACTGTACATCCATATGTCGTCAGTTTGGGGAAATTCATCATCGAACCGATACGGCATTTATTTTATATTATATTATATTAAAATGACACATTTTATAAGACATGGCGCTAAATTTGGCGGATCAGTCTCAGCCAAGGATCTACAGCAGTTTATTGAGCAGTCTTATAAGGCTGAACCCTCACCTGTTATAGGAGACTTCACTATCGATTCAGATCTCTCTACACCAACCACCAAGGTTTATACAAATCCCGAGACGCGGCAGACCATTGTCGCATTTAGAGGCACGAAAGGCACTTGGGATTGGGTTAACAATGCGGCATATCTTACCGGCTCATATGAAGGTACAGACCGGTACAAACAGGGTGCCGACACGCATGCAAAAGCAGTAGCAAAGTATGGCGCGGAAAATATATCTAACGTGGGTCATTCGCAGGGCAGCATTTTAGCTCGTAAATTGGCCGATAATGCAAAGGAAGTTATAAATGTGAATCCTGCATGGCTCGGTGAAGCACCTGCCCAAAACGAGTACAATATTCGCAGCAGTTTCGATCCAGTCTCTGCTCTGTTTATGCCGTACGCTGCAGTCCAAAGTTATTTAAATCCAAAATTCACGCAATCGCATAATATTACCATACCATCCAAATCATATATTGACCCGCGGGGTGAGCATAAAGCAAATATTTTAAGCCGCATTGATCCTGACACCAAAATAGGTGCTGGTGTGGACTTCGAGGACATCGAATGGGGCTCTTTAACCAAGACATACAAAAATTACATGGCCAAGACTGGCGGGCCCGCTACTCTTCATGACTTCGCCGAACTGGTCATAGCCAACCCAACCAGCTTCCGAAAGAAGACCGTCCACCGAGCCAGATTTTATTTGAACGTCCTTGTTCATAAGCGCGTCGGGGCGGGTCTGACTAAGCGGCAGCAAATCCAGGACTACGGTAAAATTGTAAAGCATTTAACGAGCCATATTATTGATCCAAGTGAACCGATTGACAAGAAGGACTTTCAGCAGAGTAAATATTTTATTAATCA